GACGCGGCATTGGTCGGATTGGTCCCGGCACGCCATTCGGCTAAATTGCTGTAGCCGTCGCCGTCGGGATCCATATTGTCCGCCGAGCCGTCCGTCGCCAGGCCGTATTGTTGCAGCCACGCAAACGAAACGGGCGAGGCGGGCGATTGCAATTCATAGGCGCCCACATCCACCGTGCCGCCGCTGATACGCGCGTTGCCGTCGAGATCGGTCGCAGTCATCTTGTAGGCGAACGTGCCGCTCGGGTAGCTCGTCGGAATGACCCAGATCGCCGTCCAGAAGTGGTCGGTGGCGGTGCCCTGCGACGGCGGCGGATGCGGGCCGTGTGCGCCGGGTGATGGCGTCGTGATCGTCGAGGCAGCGCTGAGCGGGACGACCTGCTGCTGCACGCGGGGCTCGTCCCCGAACTTCACGCGTTCGAGCCCCTCGGTCTCTCGTGCTTCATTCGGCGAATAGATGCCGCTTTGGACTCCGCGCGCGAGCGCCTCGATGCGGTCCTTTTGCGCCGAACGCAAAAGCGCCTGCGTATCAAACTCGACATATTCCTCGGGCTGCCCTTTCAGCAAGAAGAGCAAGCCGAAGGCTTCCTCGATCTGATTGAGCGCAAACCCTAACCCGGTCGCGATCCAGAATTGCATGAGGGCTTCGGTCGAGTGAAACGACGTGCCCCCCAGGCCGAGGATCTGCATCGGGACGCGGAACGCCAGCGCAATATGCTGCTCGGCGATCTTCAATATCTCGGCAATCTGTGCATCTTTCGGCGGCGAGCCCCACGGCTGCACCTTCAATCCCGCCGTCATGATCGGCGTCTTGCCCTGGTTCAGCCCCTTCGATTGCTCGTCCCAGCGATCGCGCAGCGCCTGGACCTGGTCCTTGTCGAGGATCAGATCGGTCGAGAGGATCGCGCTCGGTCTCGCCTGATTATTATAAAACGTGCTCTGCTGCTGCATTATGGTTTCGCTCAAGCCCATCTCCGTGAGCGCAGCGAGCAGCGGCGTTTGTCCCCAGAGCGGGAACGGATAGCGCCTGTTGCGATCGGCATGCAGACGCACGTGCAGAACGTCACGCGCCGGCACCATGACCGGCAAGCCGGAAAGCTCGTACTGCATCACGGCATTGCCGAACAGCCGATAGAAGACGTCGCCGGTTTCCGGCGCCACCCGCGGGAACGACAGCCGCGAATCCATCAAGTGGAGCTCGGTTATCTCGAACCGATCGTTCCGAAGCGCCAAGGCGTAGGCATTGCCGTCGATGTAGAGTTGCCGTGTCAGATTGAGCATGAAATCCGACATGGTCTGATAGGCGTTCGGCTTTTTAAGAAGCCGCGACAGCGCCGAGTTTTTGACTCTTTCCTTTCCGCCCTTGGCGTTGAGGCGCCAATGGTCCCCGGGGCACATTGCTATCGTTTGGCTGTACGCCGACACGCAGGCCTCGACGACGGCCTGGCGCGTGCCTAACGGCTGGACATAGTAACCTTCCTGCCACCAATTGGTGTCTGCACCCTGTGGCAGCCACCCGCCGCTGAATGGCAGATAATAAGGCCCCTCGTGAAAGCCGCCCTCAACCGCTTTAAGGACGCCAGGCATGGCCTGCGCGACCTTGGTGAGAGCGCGGGAAATGACACTGCGGACGCTCATGTCCCGCGCTATCTTTGGTTGGCGCCGCTGATTTAAGCGGAATGCGCAGGCGGTGCCGGCCTCGGATTGCGAGGCTGCGCCGTCGCCTGCCTGGTCTGATAGCCGCCGCCGCGGGCGGCTTCGAGGGCCTTGACGTTGATGTCGGGCCCCGAGCCGTCATCGTCATGGTGGAGGATATGAGCCCCCAGCATGGCCATGTCGCATTCTTCCTGAGAAGGCGTTGGCCGGCCTTTCATGCGCTCGGCATATTCCGAGCGGATACGCTCGGCCACCTGCTTGTCGTACTCATATTGTTTCCTCGCCGCCTCTGTGGCGGGGCTTTCCACATATTCGGTCATTATCGACCTCCGTTTTCCTGGTTTTGAAGCAGCCGGTCAATTTGACCGGCTGAAATTTAGCTCCACGTCACCGTGGTCGCATAAACCACGGTTCCCGCACGGCGTTGAACCCAATTCATCCACATCAGGAGCCTCAGGGCCAAGCTGTCCGTTTGGAACAGCGACTTCTGCGGTGCGGCGACGACGGGCGGGCTCCCGGCCTGCACCAGGTCGAGCGGCGCCGTGTCTTCCATATGAAGGGTTGCCTGGTCGCTGATGTCGAGCCGTGGCCCTTCCGCACCGACCGTGACAAAGTCGGCGGCATCGATGAGGATGACCGTGCCGGGAGCCACAATCGCGCTCTCGATGAAGGGTATGTTGTTCAGCGTGCCGCCGGCGATTTCTTGGCGGAACGGGAACAGACCGTTAGGCGCCATCGCGAGAGATGCCTTGAGAATCTCTTGCGGATTGAGCAGCCAAACCGGCGTGCGGATATTGCCGTAGGTGTTTGTCGCTAGCGTACCGATCAGCGCCTTGAGGTCGCCGAGGATTGACGTCAGTCCCCCGCCGGCGGTCGGCGGCGTAGCGACAACGCCATTGAGCAGACCGGCAGGCCGAATGACCGTCGCCGGGTTTGCGTCAATCAGGACGCTGTCGATGGCGATGCCGGTGTCAACCTGTATCGCCTCGCGCAAGATGCCCTCGATCGCAGGGATGGAGTATTCATCCATCTCCTTGGTCCAGGTCGTGATGACGGCGACCTTCTTCGGCGTCAACGTCTGCGACGTGAACGCCCCTTGACGGACGGGTATCGCCTGACCTTCACCGACGAACGACCCGGACAATGCCGGCGTCCGCTGACGAGTCGGGATCACGATCTTCCCGGCTCGGCCGAAACTCAATGCCAGCCCTTTCGCCGCAAGCTTTGTCAGAATGGCATGCGGCAGCAAGAGCGGCATGAGGTCGGTATAGATGATGTGGACGAGCTCTTGGGCCCATCCGGCCACCGTGGTCATTGCCGGCGCCGAGGCCGCCTTGAGTACCATGTCGGCCACGAGCCTGGTCGGCTCGTCGTCGCCATAGAGGCGATCGCGCACCTGATCGACCGAGCTCGCGGAGCCGAGGCTTCGCTGCGTGATCAGGATAGCACCGCACCGGCAAAGATAATCGAGCGGATCGAGATCGCTCGACTTTTTCGGATTGATATTGGCGCCGGGCCTGACAGGGTCCGCCGCCGGGCGCTGCGCCCATGCCGTCGTCGTCACGAGCGCCTTGTGCGTCGAGACATTGGTACGCGTGGCGCTGCCACCATTGAGCGACTCGCCGAGGAGCTTCTCGCTCTCGACCAGCGCCGTATGTTGCTTTTCCTTCTGCTGAATATCAGCATTGAGCATGCTGGTCTTTTCCAGGTCAGCGTCGCTCACATTGCTGTCATCCATCCTTTCGAGATGGGCCGCGAGCGCGGCTTTGTTCGCGCTGATCTGCTCTTGCAGATCAACGATGCGTTGAGACAGTCCCGCCATGGGGCCGCTCCTTCCAATTTTTCGATTAGTTTCGGCGTGCTTGCCAATGAGGCCCGCGCGGCGACCGGCCCGGCTTCTCTTGCCCTTCTTGGCGAAGACCAGGTCGATCAACTGCGGGGAGATTTGCAGCGACTTGACGACAGCCAGGGCATTGGGATTTGCCGGGACCGACACCAAGCTGCATTCCATAAGTTCCTGCTTTTTGAACTTCATCCCTCCCCAGGGATTCTTTGTGTCCAACTGCTCGGCTTCGAGTTCACGGAAGCCGACCGAGACGGCGCGCAAAATGCCGGCCTCGACCAGCTTGCGGATTTCATCGATGCGTGGCGAGGTCCCCTCGGGGGCAAGCGCGAGCTTGCCCCGCAGCGCCTTGTCCTCGACGCGGAGATTGGCCCACCGCCCAATCGGCCAGTCCGATCGGTGATTGAAAAGCGCAATCGGATTGCGGGCAAATGAGCGCAACTCCCACCCGTCGCTCATGATCACATCGCCGATGCGGTCCGGCGATTCATCCGAGAGCACGAATTCCATGCCAGAATTGGCACCTTCGGTGCCATCGACATCGGCCGCGCGCGTCTTGTGGACTATGCCACCGGCCGATCGCGAACTGTCCTCCTCGTCGCCGTTGTCGCCGTACTCGTCCCATCGATTTTGGCAGATGGTTTCTGCTGCATCGTCACTGACGTCATAATTATCTTGGATTGCGCTCGTGCAGCGATCCATGAAGTCATCTTCACTCTCGTTATCGCCCGGCGCCGGCACGTCGTCGGGATCGACGTCGTCGCCGTTATCCTTTGCGGTCTTCTTTTCTTTGGCGTCGCGCCACATGCTTAGGCACGCCGCCACGTTTTGATCGTTAGTGCGGCCGCTGTCGCCTTGGGACATTTCGTGCATGCAGCGCGCCATCCAATCGCTTTGCGATTCGTCTTTGCCTGGTTTGATTGGCATGGCGTTCACCTCGGATTTTTCGAATAGCTCGTCCCTTATCGAGGACAGCCTTCAGCTTCATAAGTGCCGCGAGTCGCATCTGTGCGCATCTGGGACACATCGCTTGTTAAACACTGCTTTGCGCGCTACGCATATTCGATGAAACCGCCGCTCGGCCTCAAAGGCACTCTTCCGATCGAAGATCAAAATTGGCATGGCTGGCCGCCGCAAGTGTATCGTGATGGCGCGTGGGTGCCGATTGGGCTGGCG